CGGATATGTGGCCCCTCAGGGTACGCCCCAATTTGTCCTGGCTATGGCTGCAGTACGCGTGACTTTACAATCATTGGAGACTATCGTCGCCTTTGCGCGTGCAGTCATTCGCCCGATACTTGGTTATTGTGGATTTGATTTTGCTGACCCTAAGGCAGCAATCGCTGCGCTGCGCGATAAGACCGCCGCCGCCAAGGTTCTCATGGCTAACCCCAGCATGTCCAAGCTAGCGACTGCAGAAGTTGTGCAAGCTGACTTGCTAGCATGTATGCGCAAATGCGCTGAACTTCCTGATCGCCTTAACACTCACCCTGATTACGTCTCAGCTTTGGACACATTCAGGATGTTGAATGAAAAGGTGGCGACTTATCGTGCAGCCATGGAACTGTCTGGTTCGCGCATGGAACCCGTGTGCGTCATGTTGCGCGGCTCTTCTGGCGCTGGCAAAGATAACACCGCATGTCGCATTGCTCGGGATATCGGCGACAGGATAGATAGCACTCCGTGGACCTCTTATTCCCGCAATGTGGCGGATCAACATTGGTCAGGATATTGCCGCCAACCTATCGTCATTTTCCAGGAAGTGTTCCAGAACAAGGACATGTCTGTGCGTAATCAAGAGATAGTTGATTTCTTGAATATGGTGTCACAGCAGATATTCCTCGTTTCAGGCGCAGCCATCACCGACAAGGGCCAGCCGTTTGATGCCAAGCTGATTCTGTGTACCTCCAACGTTAAGCCAGGAGTTCCTTTGGTTACAACCGTGGAGGCGCCGGAAGCGGTTGATAGACGGCTGACATTAGACGTGGAGGTCGTCCGCGAGCATGGCGTTACCAAGTACCGCATCGTCAGCCTTCTGCCACAGTCCGGTCTCGTCAAGCCGCCTGGTGATGTTTGGGTTACTTATCCCCAACTCCTGGGTATGATTATCCAGTCCATTAAGCACAAGGTGTCTGTCCAGGCTTCCCTGGCAGCCGAGCGTGCAGAGCCAGAGCCTGTGCAGTCTCGGTTCATACCGCGCACACCGACTAGCC